GGATTTAACAATAGAGAAATAAAATTTGATAGAGGATTTTCTCGAGAAACACAACAAAAAGTATTAGTTGCACCTTTTGGTGATGGATACGAGCAACGAGTGCGAGATGGAATAAATACAAAACGAGAAATGTATAATATGAATTTAGCAAATAGACTATGGCAAGAAATTGCACTTATTTCTGTATATTTTGATGAAATTCAACCAGAAAGTTTTCTTATTCGTTTAGAAAGAGAAAGTGTAAGAGTCGCCCTAGAAAATTATTCCATAAATATTGGTCATGATGATGTTCAGTCAATTAATGCACAAATGAAAAGAGTATACGTAGTATGACTGATAATATTGCACATGAAGTACAAGATTTAGAACTAGATTCAACAGAAGCATTCATTTTATTATATCAATTAGAATGGGTGCCTGCTACAGGAAACACTGCGGCTGTCTACCTAAATTTTCATTCACAAGATACAGATGAAACTGTTGTATTTGATGGTGAAACTTATGAAGGAATGCCAATTCAAATAGAAGGAATTGAAAAGCATGCTGATGGTGCTGCTGCTCGTCCCCAGCTTATAATTCCGAATATAGAAACCATATTTAGAAGTAACCATCCTTTAAAATCTCAACTAGTGGCGGCAGGAGTGCCAGATTTTGAAATAAATGATCTGTTAGGAAAAAGATTAATACACAGAAAAACTCTTCGAAAGTATGTAAAACTAGGGAGTGAAACTACTCCAACTAATTCTTTTCAGTTTCCAAAAAGCGAGTATATAATTGATAGAGTAGCGTCTAAAACTCCTGTTAGTATAACCTTAGAATTAGCAAGCCCTTTTGAGCTAAATGGAGTGGTGCTTCCAAATAGAATCGTTACTGGAAAGTATTGCCCTTGGGTATATAAAGGCTGGCGGTTAGATAAAACGGATGTTAAAAGTGCTTGCCATTGGGACTCTAAGATGAGAGATCACGAAGGAGACAGACCTTTCGTATTTTTTACAATAGACGATGAGCCTTTGATTATTAGAAGTTCTTTGCCGTCAAATGCAGGCACTATAGCGTGGGACGATGCGAGATCTTATGACGGAAACAATATTGTTTACTATGCACCAGATGGAGTGTTTTACCAATCTATGACTTTTGGTAATGAAAATAATACTCCAGTTGAAAAAAGCACACACTGGAGAATCGTAAGAACTTATGAGATTTGGAGTAATACACTAGTAGCTACTACTCCTGCGGGAGATGCACGAAAAGCCACTTATGCTTTTAAAAATGGAGAAGTGTATAAAGCAGTAAAACCAAGCGGACATCCTTCAGACACCTCTCAAGCAAAAGATCCAGAAACAAATCCTGCATTCTGGGTTAGAGCAGATGTCTGTGGCAAACTTCTTTCCTCTTGCAAAGCTCGATATCAAGTAGATCTTAGAGCTCCATTTACTCAGATAAATCCTACTACAAATGCTACAGAAGTTACGGGGCTTATTACTGCTGGGGGCGTTAAACATGCAATTCCTACTGTATTTTTTAACAATCAAATTTCTCTTCCATTTGGAGGGTTCCCAGGAACTAGATCTTTTAGATGATTCATGATTTTTTACATAAAATAGAAAAACATTTTTTTAAAGAGTACCCAAATGAGGCTTGCGGAGCCATAATAGTAAGACAGGGAAAAAGTGAGTGGATTCCTTGTAAAAATGTAGCTGAAAATCCTGAAGAAGGGTTTGCATTTGATTCTAGTGAATATTTAAAATTAAGTAGAACTTCGGATGTAGTAGGAATAGTACATAGCCATCCTGATGCATCTTCTAAAGCAAGTGAAACCGATATAAATAATTGTAATACGCTTGGTATACCTTTTTATATATTTTCTTATCCAGAAATGGATTTGAATATATTAGAGCCGATAAAGGATAGAAGTGAATTATATGGTAGAGAGTATATTTTTGGAGTTAAAGACTGCTTTGAAGCAATGAGAGATTACTTAAAAAGTCAAAATATAGAATTACCTGCTAGAATACCTTTTGAAGATAATTGGTTTAATAAAGACTTAGATTATTTTTCTCCAGAAATAGTAAAAAACTGGGGAGGACAAGAAGTAAAAATAGAAGATATACAAAAAAATGATGTAATAACTTTTTGTGTACATTCTGAAGTAGCAAATCACTGTGGAGTTTATTTGGGAAATGATATTTTTTATCATCATGCAGTAAACAGACTTTCTTGTAGAGAAAATTTATACCCATTTTGGGGAAAGTTCATAAATAGAGTATATCGATATGTTGCGTAATGTATATTTAGAGGGAGAGCTTGGAGAAGTTTTTACTCCACATTTGCAGATAGATTGTAATACTACAGCAGATGTCTTTAAATGTTTGGACGCAAACTTTTCTGAGTTTAGACCTTATTTTCAGAAAAAACACGAAGAAGGAGCATATTTACATATAGATGCAGCAGGCTCTGAATTAGAATATCCAGAGGAGCTTCTTATGGAAATAAATAAAGGAGACATTATAATTACTCCTCTTCCTGCAGGATCAAAAGGAGCTGTAAAAGTAGTAATAGGAGCAGTATTAATTGCAGCATCTTTTATGACGGGAATACCTCCGTGGGCTGCGAAAGCCTTGTTAATCTCAGGAACTATCATAGCATCTGCAGGATTAGCGGAAATGATGGTTCCTGATCCTGCAAAAGATAGAACGGAGCCAGGAGAAGAAAGTTATTTATTTAATGGTAATACACAAAGTATAGTATCTGGAGATCCTGTTCCTGTATTATATGGAAGATTAAGAGTTCCGGGACAGCCTTGCGGTTTTGAAATAATGGGAGAGTCTGCCAGCTATACACCGATAAGCCAAGGACTGCACGGAGGAGATGGAGATATGCCAGTAGCAGCAGGTATAGCCACAACTTATAACTCTACTCAGTTTAGTTTTAGATAGGAAATTCAATGCCTTATCCAAATAATTATGACAATATTGACACAGGTGCGGGAACTATAAGTGCCCGACAAGGTCATACAGAGCAAGCAATAGGAATCACAGATATAATTAGTGAAGGTCCAATTGCTGGCTTAGTTCATGGCGGAAGAAGTATATTTTTAGATAATGATTCAATCTATGATGATACTGAAACCGGTTATAGTTCTGTAGCAGGAGAAACTGTTAGTAGAGATCCTACTGTAACAACTCGAGCAATAATAAATGAATATGGAGGTGAGCTTTTTGATTATGCTCCTAGCACTGAAGATGCAACTGCTGGCAAAAGATATATACTTCTTCATAATGTATTTGAGGTAGAAGATCAAGCTGCTGCGACACCTGCTGTACCCGGAGAAGGCCCTCTAACATATAATGAGAGTAGCTCTTCGGATAGTTCAAATAGTACTTACACTAATCGAGAAATAAATTTCAATTTAGTATTAGATGGAGATTTTAGAGGTGTAGGAACTTCAAACACTCGCGGCAACTTAGTGACAAATTACTCTGTAAGAGACATAGCTCAGTTAGATAGAGTAGCTTCGGGTGACGGTTTAGTAACTGTATTTTCCAAAGATGAAGATCGAAAAATAACAGGCACAATTTCTGCTTTTAGCGATACTCAAATTACTATTCAACTTCAAATTCCTACTTTAGATAATGGATTTGAGTGGATAAAAGAAACTGACAGCGCGGGTAGAAGCAATCTAAAATTAAAATTTTCTCAGTTTTTTAAGATTTCGTCTATTTCCGGCAAGGAAATACAATTAGCCGGACCCGTTTATTCATTTAGTAATAAAACATTTTCAATTACAAAAGTAGTCTACAATAATAGTTCTCATTCAAATCCAAATACTAATAAATTTAGATCTTCAGGGTATCAATTTGTATCTGGCTCTAAAGATCAGCGTCCTCTTCAAAGTATATCAGGAACTGTAGGCTCCACCTCTGTTCCTTTAAGTACAACTAATACTCGTGAGTTAAAAACAGGAGTGCCTGCAGTTATTGAATATACTGGAGCAAATGCGGGCACTATAGATACCATACAACTATTATTTAAATATACTAGCGGTCTTTACGCTATGAATATGGATGATGCTAAAAAACAAGCAGCTGGTGCTGCTTATGTAATTCATCTATCAGTAAGAGACGGAACAACTTCAACATATACAAGTGTAGGGTTCTTAGAAGGAACGCATGAAATAAGTGCGGCATTTAGTAACACTTTAAGAAAATCAGGAAGTCAAAGTAGTATAACTGGAGGAGTTACTGCTTTTGTAAGCGGCGGAGTTGCTGGCCCTCGTAGCGGTGCATCAGCAGGGGAGGTACTAATTAATGGTGTTCTTACTGATGTAACTGCCCAAGGAACTCCTATATTTGCGCACGGCGCAAAAAAGGTGGCAGGGGTAGCATTTACTCATACTATTAATCTAGAACAGTATCAGCCTTTTTCTGCTTTTAGGCTAACTATAGTTAGATTGACAGAGAGCGGTAATACTACCGATGATCCTACTGGAAGAGCTCACTCATATTCAGAATATGGTGTAGGTGGAGATCTAAGTATAAACTATGAGCAAAAGGATGATAGTCCTGGTGTTCCAAAAATACAAGCTATGCAAGCGTCTGGAATACCTAATGCTTTCGGAATCATAAAAGAAAGATTAAACTATCCTTATACTTCAATGGCTCATGTTTCATTCAATACAAGACAATTTACAAGTTTACCTAAAAGATCCTACGAGTGTTATGGATTAAAAGTTCGCATCCCTAAAAACTATACTCCTCGTGAAGAGTTTGGAATGATCACAGCGGATCATGTTACAGGAGGACTGAAAGGTAAAGAGCAGCTTGGGTCTTTCCCCGAAGCTGCTAGACTATATAATGGATTATTTACTGGTGAGCTTACAGATAAAAAACACTATACAAATAATCCAGCTTGGGTTTTTTATGATATACTTACTAATAATCGTTATGGAGTAGGAGAGTATGTAAGAGATACAGATATTGATATATTTTCTCTGTATAAAATTGCAAGATACTGTGACGAATTAGTTTCAGACGGAAAAGGAGGAGTAGAGCCTCGTTTTACAGCTAATTTGTACTTACAAAAAGCTGTTGATGTTTTTAAAGTTGTCAAAGACATGGCAACTATATTCCGTGGTATGTTATATTGGATGGACGGTCAATTAACTCCCATAATAGATGAGCCTAAAACCCCAGTATATAATTTTAATAGATCAAATATAATTGATGGAGTTTTTAACCATGAATTTACAAGCACCCAAAAAAGAGTAAATCAAGTAGTTGTCCAGTGGAACAATCCTAGTAACCATTTTAAACTAGAGCCTTTATTCGTAGAAGATAGAGAAAATATTGTTAAAACTGGACAAGTAATAAAAGATGAGGCGGTAGCTTTTGGTTGTACTTCTGAAGGGCAAGCCATTCGTTTTGGAAGATGGAAACTTTGGACTTCTATTAATCAAACAGATATTGTAACATTTAAAACAAGTATTAATGGTGCTTTTTTAGCGCCAGGGGATTTGATAAATGTACAAGATAACCATGATTTTGGTTACTCTTTTGGCGGAAGAACAAAGAGTGTTACAACAGATAATTCTGGGGTAACAACGATAGTTTTTGATAGAAATTTAGCTGAAGATTTAGAAGGTAACAGAACTCCGGTTGGTGCTGCAGGACAATATAAAATTGCTTTACTTTTAGCAAAAAGAAAAGTAATTGTAAAAAGAGGGGCTACTATATCAGGACAAGGTTTTGTCTCTGAGGGGACCGCTATAAATTATTGGTTTGATTCTTTAGGCAATACAATAACTATTGATAGTGGAGGATCCGGTACTGGAGGTGCTTGGACAGATGCAGATTATGATAAATTTGTTTCTAGTGCCTGTGCAGGAACTTCTGTAGATACGGAGTTAGTCGGGGTTCCTCTACTTTTACAAGATGCTTCTGAAACGTTTGTAAAAGAAGTTATTTGTCAACAATCCGGTGCAGCTGGGAATACTCTAGGAAATACTTTAACAACTACTCAATTAGCTTCAGATCCTAGTTATAATGACTCTCAAGCAAATATTGGTAAGATCTGGGCTTTAAAAGATGAGTTAGAAACAGAAGCATCTTACAAACAATATAGAATAGTAAAAATTATAGAGGAAGAAAAGAATATACTTTCTATTGCAGCTATAGAGCACTTTAATGTTAAATTTGATACTATAGAAACAAACTTTACTACGGCAACTCCAGACCCATTATTCCCTGACCTAGATCCAAGCACAACTTTACCCTCTCCCAGAGGACTAAGAGTTTTGCGTGCGCCTAAGTTTGAAACTCCTGGCGAAGAAATAATTTTAAGGTGGGATCCTCCGTTAAATGCACCCTCTGTTCGAGGCTATGAAGTTACTAGTACTGTGCCCGGTCAAGAAAATGTACGTTCTACATCAACAACCTCCATAGAATACTTAGAAGTACCAGAAGGAAAGTATACCTTTACTGTTTCTGCTTTTAACGATAGAGGCAGAGTTTCAAAACCAGCTGTTGTTGTTGCAGAAATTGAAGATTTTTTCGGTGGAAGTACTGATAGACATAAAGGGATAATTGAAGAAGGAGCAATAGTAAATTCTGCCACTGCAATTACTACAGCAGTAGGAAGTAAACTTTTTAAATATGAAAAGAATCCTGTAGCATTTCGCTCTCCAAATGATAGAAGAGCAGCTGGCTCAGTGTCAGTTACGCTTGGAACAAATGAAGTCGATTACTCTTTACTAGGACAATTTATAAATGAAAGCTGGTTTAATACAAGTCTTTTTGATAATACAGAAGCATTTGTATTTCTAAGACATTATGACGGTTCCCCTCAGATAAGACTAATTAATCACATTATGGATCCGGTCCTTAATGTAGATTATTGGTATGACCAAATAAAATCTACACAAAAAAGATATAATATAAATGATCCTGCAGACTCAGGAAACTATGCATTTGGTAATGTAGATATCTGGTCAAAAAAGTCTGGAGGAGTAATAATTGAAAATGGCTCTTCAAAAGTTGTAGGAACTTCGACTCAGTTTCTTACTAATTACTCGCCTACAAATGTAATTAAATTTTCAGAAAAATTTGCAGCAAAAATTTCTTTTATAGAAAGCGATACTGTTATGTTTATTGACAGAGCTTTTGAATATAACACTCACCCTATTAATCAAGCAACAGTTATAGATGATAATGGTGTTATAAAAATACGATATCTTACCCCAGCAGACATCCCGTTTGAAGTAGGTGATGATGTATTAATTCAAGGTTTTCAACAGTCTGCCTTTAATACTTCTACTACAGAGCACTCTAAAAGAGTAATTACAGAAGTAGCTAGAACATCTTCTTTTGGTCCGTATTTTCAAACTCTTGCTCCTAGTGGGCTAACTCCTGGCACACCAGGAAGCATTCAAATTGTAAGTGGCGTTTCGAAAGGTTTTGCAACAACAGCTATTGGTGGAGGAACTGAACGTCAAGCTGATGGGTCTATCGGAGGCGTACAGGTAGGCTCTGCTCACTATGCAGATGAATTAAGTCCAGGCTACAGAAAAGATTTTCTTATTGGAAAACTAAATTTATCTGGTTCTTTTCAAAGTTTTTGTATACCAGATACAGAGTTAGTTCCTCCTAGAAGTTTAATAATTGATTCAAATGTTGCAGTTTTAAACTATGAAAATGATGGTACTCTACTAACAGCATATAATGATATAACTTTAACAGGACAAGCCGCTGGATTTACTACTCCACAGTTCAAAGTAACAGGAGACTTTGGTAGCACCACAGGAACAATTTTTCAGGCAGACACCGACTTTGTAGATGCGGATGTAGTTACAAAAAGGTTTACAAAACAAATTGCTGGTGCTTCATCTGATACAACTGAAGCTATACAGTTTGGAATAGGAGCAACTGCTGGAGATCCTGTAAACTTTACTATAACTGTTCGAGAGAAAAATGATCCAAACAACGTTGATAAGCAATTATCAACAACTTTTAGTATAGTAAAAGTAAAAGATGGCGCCTCAGGAACAGAAGGAAGAACTGTTTCTATTGTGCCAGACGATAATAGTATAGTTTATACAGTTGGTACAGGAGGCACACAAACAGCTACTCCATCTTCTATAACTATTGATGCCACGGCATTCAATTTTCCTAGCGATGCAAAGTTTAAGTTTGTAAATCAAAATAATGATGTTCTTAAAGATTGGACAAATCAAACAGATAGTAATGGCATTCCTCCTAATAGACTGGTACTTACTTCTCCTAATAAGTTTGGTCTTAAGTTCGCTAATCCTGCGGGAGGATCTCCTGTAGATATAACACTAGTTGAAGTTCAAGTTTCTTTAAATTTAAGCACCCCAGTTATTTCTGCAACAGATAGTACTCCAATATTAACTTTAGGTCCTGGATCCCCTGCAGTAACTATAAACATACCAAATAATACTGTGTCTCTGAGTGCTGCATCTGATGGAACAACCTCTGGAAATACTGTGCCAAATAGTTCGACAACTATGGAAGTTTTCTTCGGCAGCACACTGGGTAAATACATTGGTACAAGTAATGGAACTGCAAATTCTGGAGGAGGTCCGACTCTGGATGCCAACATAGGAGATGGAGAGTGGTATATTGATTCTGTAACTGATACAGATGTTAATCTTGTAGCAGGAAATATTACAGCAACAGGAACTTATGGCAATACTTCTAGTCCTCAAGTAGTTACTATTGCAGATGCAGCTCTTCTTCAGGGAGGTTTAACTGGTCAAAATGAAACTATTACTTGGAGCATAAAAGGAAGAGATCCTATGGGGGATCTTATACATATTGATGCTCCTAGAAAAGTATCGCAAACAATATTTAAATCAAAAGCAGGAGTAGATGGAACAACTCCACAGGATGGAACAGATGGAGCGCCTGCTTATAACTCTACTGGCAGCAATGATTTTCACTTATTTGTAGCTGATGAAAATGGACTTGTTGATGGAACCGCAAATAACTTTTCTACTAGTTTCACAGTTAGTAAAGGCGGAACAGCATATACTTTTTCCTCTACTGGAACAAATGCAAATACTTTTGGTTTAACTCTAGGAACAGCCACAAACTGTGTGGGATCTATTAGCAGTACAGGCATAGTTAGTCTAAGTACAAGTAACTCTGCTATTTTTACTACAGGATCTATAACAGAAGCATCTCTTCAAGTAGAAATTTTTGATCGAGAAGATAATACAGTAATTGAAACCAAAACTTTAAGATTCGCAAAAGTAAAACAAGCAGTTAGAGATGGAGTAAGTTTTTCTTTTTCAAATGTAGGAGCAACTCATGGACCTGCATGGGTAAATAGTTCTTTAACAAATGCTACTGCTCAGTTTGCTGCACTTAAAGTAATTCAAGCCTCTGTAGACGGATTCCTTTCCCCGAATGATAAAGTAACACTAATTCAAGGAACAACAGCAGGAACTCGTATCTATCAGGGATCTAGAACAAACGATGCAAGTGCAAATGGACCCGTATCCGCAACTAGCTGGAGTAGCCTAGTAACAGACTTTATTGATGGTAGTGCAATTATAAGTGGTACTTTATCTGCTGATACACTCGCTGCAAATACAACTATTAGTAATGCTATAACGGCAGGAGATAGAATAACGGTTGGAACCTCTACTTCTCCTGGATCTGGAAAAATAAATAGTGTAAATAAAACTGCATTTAATGATAATGATCCCGGTTTTTACATGGACGGCTCAGGTGATTTTGTAGTTGGAAATAGCACTAACTATTTTAAATTTGATGCCAGCGCAGGAACAATTCAACTTGTAGCCCCGAACATTCAGCTTACTGGTCCGGCGGGTACACCAGGTACGCCCGGCACACCGGGTTCTAATGGTAATCCGGGAGCTGATGGTAATCCGGGAGCTGATGGTAATCCGGGATCTGATGGTACTCCGGGCTCTGATGGTAATCCGGGAACTGATGGTACACCAGGTAATCCGGGAACCGATGGTACACCAGGTAATCCCGGCTCTAATGGTACTCCGGGTACACCAGGTACGCCGGGCACACCGGGCTCTGATGGTTCAAGCGGTTTCTTGTACATAAACCAATCGGGCAGCGGCACTCCTTCATCAAATAGTATTCCTAGCGGTACTTATGCAACAGGAGCAGTGGCAATTGTTGCAAACTCTAACAACGTACAAAGAGGCTTTAGATGGAACGGTAGTAGTTGGCAACAACAATCACTTATAAATGCAGATATAATTTTTGCAAATGCAATCGGAGCAGAGCAGCTTGAAATATCCACCAGCTCGGGGGGATCCAGAATATTTATGGATGGCGCAAATAATAGAATACAAATATTTGATAGTAGCGCTACTAACCCAAGAGTAGTACTTGGAAATCTTACTTAATGAAAAAACTAGAAAATACTCCCTTCTCTTTGTGGGAGGGAGAGTTATCTTCAGATATTTGTAATGCAATTATAACTGAAGGATTAACTCAAACAATACAACAAGGCACAATAGAAAATGATCATCTTATAGATGAAAATATGAGAAAGGGCAGAATTGCTTGGCTTGCTCAAGATGGGTGGGTAGACAACCTTTTATTTAATTATGTCTCAAAAGCAAATGTACTTAATAATTGGTTTTTTCATCTCACTTATAGAGAAAAACCTCAGTTTACTATATATGAGGAAGAAGAACATTATGATTGGCATAGAGATTGTAATGTAGATCATCCACTACAACGAAAACTTTCTGTTACTGTTCAACTTTCTGATCCTGATGCCTATGAAGGAGGAGACCTACATATTAGAGACTATTGGAATGAAAAAGAAATTTTTAGTTGGCATCCGGGCGCAAAAGTTCGCGGTACAATAATAATTTTTGGCTCTTCCTTAAAACATAAAGTATTTCCAGTTACAAAAGGTACTAGGTACTCTTTAGTACAATGGTACTCAGGTCCAGATTTCATATAACCACTAAAAAATAACTCTTGACATTTCATGTGAGGATTGA